CTCAAATCTATTGGGTGGTGTTCGTGCGTCAACATAATACAGAGTCGAACTTGTAAAGCCATTAGTGTCCACTATAAACTGCTGGTTCCCAGTGTAATACACCAAATTGGCGCTATTCACACCAAAGAAATTCACAGAATTAGCAGTGAGTGAGAATGACTCTCTCGACATCAGTGATGATGCTGTAGCGGAAGAGAAACCTAACTGATCAGTATCTAGGGTAGTGAAATTTCCATATGCAGGATCAGATAAATCGACTCCTGAAGATGTAATATTCGCTGTCCTAGCACCGTTTGATAGATCTATAGCGTCCGATGTGATCAAGTTGGTCGTGGAAGTGGAAGGATTCTGCCATCTTGCTCCTGAATATGAGTAAAGAGCATCTTGGAAACCTGTCTTCTTGCAACTTAGATCGGTGGGTGTAAGGGTGCTGGTGTTCGAAGCCAGCCCACAGGTGAGTCCCCCCAGACTCACTAAACCACTAAAGGATCCTGTTGACGCAACAAGACCCCTAGGAAAGTTACCTGTGGTACTAGCGGCACCTATCCCCTAGAAAGGGATTCCTGTGGCACTCACGAACAGAACAATCTGGCAGTTATTAAAACTGCACGTACCTGATGTCTTGAACTTGAGGGTGGGGGGTGACCCCGGTGTCGCACTTGTGGAAACCTTGTATGAACTAGAATAAGACATGGAGGTGGTATTCAAGACAACGGTACCTGCCGTACTACCAGTAGAGCTGATAGTTGACAAGTCATTGACTTGCACCGCTAAGGCAGTGCCTCCAGTGCCGAATATCTTGTTAGCATCAAGTGTGGCCGCGACGGTTGCAGTGAGGGTGACTGCAGCCTGCGTTGAGCCAAACCACGTTATGTTCGTGTATACATAATCGCCGGGCTGCACTCCAAGGAAAGTGATGATGGAGTCAGTTGCGTCTGCAGTTATAGTTGCATTAACCAGCTTCCCGTAGGCAAAAGTCACAGTTGCCGTGCCTAAAGGCTTGGCAGCTGTGATATCAGCTACGGAAGTTGAGTGGAAGCTTCCTGGCAAGTAGGACGAAATCCTAGGATGAGACAACTCAACATCATAGGTCACCCACAACTCACCAAGATTGGCTCCAGACGCAGAACTTGGGGCAGCAACGGCAATGTACATATTACCGAAATCGAATGGAGCAAGAGCTGCTCCCTGGGTTGAAGAAAATCCACTAAGGGCTGCGCTCCTCACAAGCAACCCCTTGGTACGAAAATCAGCA